AGGGTGATAATGCTGCCGCCATTGCGACTGAGGCCGCAGTGAGGCTTACTGCTGATGAGGCATTGACAAGCCTGATCACTACTGCGGAATCTAATCTTAATGGCAATATTGCCCAGGTACAGACCAACCTCAATACGGAAATCAGCACCACCAATGATGAGGTTACTGCTCTAGGTGCGCTGTACACCGCCAAGGTAAATGTGAATGGCTTGATTGGTGGCTTTGGTATCTACAACGATGGCAGTACAGTACAGGCAGGTTTCGATGTAGACAATTTCTGGATTGGGCGTACAGGTCCGGATAAGGTCAAGCCGTTTATCATCAATGATGGCACTGTTTATATGAACAATGTCATGATTGCTCAGGGATCAATAGACAGTGCCAAGATCGCTAACCTGGATGCAGCCAAACTCAATGCGGGTACCATCACCACGGACAAGCTGGTGATTGGCTCAGTTACTGCTAATGCATTTATGCTCAATAAGGCTGTTTTATATGAAAACTCAACACCAACGAGTTATATTATTAGCCCAAGAACAACAATTGGTACTGTATCAACAACGGGTGGGTATGTAAGATTATTTTCTTCTCTTAACTTTGCCGTACACCACACCGGAGCGTCTAAAGCGGGAAGTTACCCCTTTAATACAGCAATACTATCGTATGGTTGTGCATTTCTCTTGGAAAATACCAGCACAGGAGAGTTGTATGTTTTCAAGTATAAAGGAGGAACAGTATCTTTCCTACTCACCTCGTATTACACCACTTATGTTAGGAGTTTGGCCCTATATGGTGAAGATAAGTATGATGAAGTGGAAAGTGTAACCGAGTACACCCGCACAGACATCCCACCAGGTACCTACTATGTTCGGTATGACTCAGGCATAATCATGCAGGATGTCTTGGGTATCCAAGCTGTTGCAGGGTACGGCATCACACGACTTCTCCTAAGCAGTTCTGTTTCTTTTCAGGAATTCAAAGTATAAAACATGCCAGCATTTTCCATTTATGATCGCACTTCGGGGCTAATTACACGACACGGTATCTGTCAGGAAAATACATTGAATCTTCAAGTGTTTTCCAGTACCGAAGGTTTATTAGTGGGTGATTACCCACCTGAATCATATTATGTTGTTGATGGGGTTCCTTTTGCGTACACAGAAGATGAATTAACTAGATTACATAACAAACCTTCCATAGGAGCAAAATGGTCGATTGCCATAATGAATTGGGTAGAAACTCAATCCTCCGCACAGAAGCTAGCTGACCTCAAGCGCACTAAGACACGGGAAATCAACGCTGCCCGTCTCAAAGCTAACCGGGATACATTCACCTTTATGGGTAAGCAGATCAGTTGCGATGAGCTTAGCCGCTCGGATATTGATGGTGTAAACGGTATTGTGTTATTGCTTGGTGCAATGCCACCTGATTGGGTAGGATTCTGGAAGACTGCTGACAACTCTTATGTAGCTATTCCTGATGTAGCTACCTGGATCGAGTTCTATAGCGCAATGGTAGCGCAAGGACAAGAAAACTTCGCACACTCACAGAATTTGAAAGTACTGTTGGATATAACGGCTACTTCTGAAGAAGTTGATGCTATTAACTGGTAATCTATGGCAGAATCTCTTAACTACTAATGTAAGTTAATTAAAAGGAAGTAACTATGGCTAAACTTGTACACAACGACGTTCTTGATGGGATGCTGAACATCATCAAGAACAACGCAACCTCCCAGATTGTATGCTCTGCTCAACCCACAGACCGTGCTACTGCGCTGTCTTTGGCTTTAGCTACTGCTGCCATGGCTCCAGGGGATTTCACTGTTGCTGATGATGTCTCTGGGCGTAAAGTAACTTCTCTTGCTAAATCCAGCCAGATGATTAATGCTACAGGTGGAGGCAATCATATTGCCTACATTGACGCTACTCGTTTACTGTATGTCACTACCTGCACCGCACAGGTACTCACTGCAAACGGTATCAACACAGTCAGCTTCCCCGGCTGGTCTATCAGTGTGGCTGATCCGGTTTAATAGCCATGTCATTTACCATACCCAATAAAGATACTGCTCTGGCAGACGCCCAGAGTGTGCTGTTCAAAGAACACCTGGATATCCTGGTAGCAGGAATTGAGGGTATTGGTGTTACTGAGGGCTGTGCTGTTACACCTTCAGCTGGAATGGTGGTTGCCGTAGCAGCAGGTGGAATAATCCGCTCGGGGATTGCTGCAGTGACTCCAGCTGCAACGCGTACACTTGCTACTGCTCATGCTAGCTTACATCGCTTTGATACGGTAGTTATCAATGCAGCCAATGCTGTGGCAGTACGCCAAGGTGTAGCAGTACTTACTCCAGCTCCTGCTACGTTGACTGCAGGAGACATTCCTCTGGCAATGGTATTTATTCCCGCAACGACTGCAAGTATTACTGCAGCCAACATTACCGATACCAGAATTGATGTACCGACTGACAAACCGTCACTCAACGCCACCCTGACCGCCATTGCAGATGGCTCAATGGGCGCATTCAGCCACCGCAACAAGATCATCAACGGTGGCTTTGCGATTAACCAACGTGGCTATGTTTCTGGCGCTGCAACTACCGCAGGCCAGTACACGCTCGACCGCTGGAAAGTTACCGGCACAGGCGGTATTACTTTCAGCACTACTGCCAATAAAACCACAGTAACAATTCCTGCAGATCAAGCACTTCAACAAGTAATCGAAGGACTGAACCTGCAAAGCGGAACCCATGTCCTTAGTTGGGAAGGTACAGCACAGGGCAAGATTGATGCAGGGGCTTATGGTGCATCGGGGATTACGGGCGCAATCACTGGGGGCGCAAATACCACAATCGAATTCGGCCCCGGAACTGTTGCTAATGTGCAGCTAGAAGCAGGCTCAGTAGCTACCTCATTCGAGCATCGTCCGATTGGTACTGAGTTGGCTTTGTGTCAGAGGTATTATGAGAAAAGTTTCTCTTATGGAACTTCTCCAGCCAACGGCGGCAATCTTTCATCATTTAGTACATCTGTTGGGCTTATGGCAGGCATTGCAGTTAATGCTCAGGGCAGAGCGAGTTCTATAGCATTTAAAGTGAGCAAGCGGAGTATACCTACTATTTTTAGGTACGGTAACAATGCAGGACAGTGGCGATATGTACTGCCTTCCGAACCAGCCAGTTGGGGGTGGTCTGTGAACCTAGGAGGAGTTAATGTTAGCACCGAAGGCTTTGCAGTGGACCAGCAAGTTGTGGATGGTGTACTTCTTGTTATCCAAGGGCACTGGGCAGCATCAGCGGAGCTATAAATCATGTACAAACTGACCAAACACACCGGCACCATCCGCCTTGCAGATAATGCAAGCATCCCAAATGACCCAGCCAATACTGATTATGCTGAATACCTTGAGTGGCTTGCGGCAGGTAATACGCCACTACCAGCCGACATCTTCGTTCCTCCTCCCGTTACTACGGTATCCATGAGGCAGGCACGTCTTGCCCTGCTGGGTGCTGGCCTGCTGGCCCAAGTGAATGATGCAGTAGCGGCCATGCTGGGTGTCGAAGGAGAAGCAGCCAGGATCGAGTGGGAGTACGCCACTGAAGTCAGCCGCGAGTCACCCCTTGTGGCTGGCCTGATAGCTTCCCTCGGACTGACTGAGGCCCAACTGGACGCGCTCTTCGTAGCTGCCGCTGGAGCCTAGTGCGGCTGAAGCAGTTCCTCATCGCCCTCGACCAGTTGATCAATACGCTGGTCGGTGGGTGGGCTGATGAGACCCTCTCGGCACGCGCCTACAGGTGCCACCGCACCAAGCCGCACTGGCGGACCGTGATGTATGTCCTCGACGCGGCTTTCTTCTGGCAGGACGCCCACTGCTCCGCCTCTTTCCGCAGCGAGATGGAGCGGCTACACCTGCCTCTTGTCTACCGGCAAACCCAATGACCAAACCAATGAAGCGCCCCGATAGCATCCGCATCTTCGGGCGCCACTACAGCATCACCTACGTCCCCCGCAACGACCCCACCTTCGACCAGCTCGGCCTGACCGACCCTGACTCCCACCGCATCTGGTGTGCAGACGGACAGCCCGAAGTGGAGGAGGAGGACACCGTGGTCCACGAAATCTTCCACGCCATCCGCGCCACCATGCGGGCCGAAGTAGACCCCGCGGTGGAGGAGACGATGGTCGGCATCCTCGCTACCGGACTCGTCGGGGTCCTCAGGGACAATCCCGAGTTTGCGAAGTGGCTCGTGAAGGGACACGCTAAATGACCCCGCCGAGCCACGCCGAGGGCCTCTTCTACTGGCTGGCAGCAGTCGGCGCAGTGGTAGGCCTCGGCAAGCTGCTGGTCTCCGCGGAGCCCCTGACCTGGCGCAAGGCCACCGGCCACGCCATCGTCTCGGCAGGACTGGCGGCTTCGGCCGCGCTCCTCCTCATCCCGCTCCCTGCGGTCCCCACGCCGGTCCTCTTCGGGCTGGCTGGCGGCATCTCCTCGCTGGGCGCCTCCACCATCACCGTGTTCATCCAGAAGTACATCGACAAGAGGTAATCCCACAAATGTGCAGCAAGAACGAAAGCAAGGCACCGACCGACAAGCGCCCCGACCCGAAGATTCTCGGCACGGGCATGGCGAACAAAGCAGCCAAGACCCTGCGTGGCCGCCAGAAGCGCATCGAGCTGTCCCTGAAGGAAGCAGGCGCGTAATGAGTGCCGCCTCTCAGGACCTCCTGGAGGGGCTTCACAGCTCCCTCACTGAACACTTCGCGGACATGCTGAAGAACGGCATCGAGAGCTTCGACAAGGACGGCAACAGCTACCGCCGCAAGCCCAACGCCGCGGAGCTGAACGTGATACGGCAGATGCTCAAGGACAACGGTGTCGAAGCCCTCGCGGCTCCCGGCACAGCCCTGGACAGCATCGCCAACAACCTGCCCTTCCCGGATGCCGGTGAGGTCCCCTTCACGGCCCACTAAGCACCACCCGCAGTACCCCTCGCCCGCCACGCCCCGTAAACACTGGAGCTTCCTCACAGAAGCCTCAGGAGGGCCTGTGCGGGCTTTTTTTCGTGAGACATACAAAGGTATCCCTCAATGCCAGATAGCCTCGTGGTGGCCTTCCTGGAGGGCCTGCTGTGGCCGCTGTAGTGAAAGACCCCGTGCTGGAGGACTTTCGCAATATGGTCTTCCTCGTGTGGGCCCACCTGGACCTCCCGACCCCGACTCCAACGCAGTTCGACATCTCCGCATACCTCCAGCATGGTCCCCGGCGGAGAGTCATCGAAGCGTTCCGGGGCGTCGGCAAGTCCTGGCTGACCGCAGCCTATGTGCTGTGGCGCCTCCTCCGCAACCCCAACGAACGTATCCTCGTGGTGTCCGCTTCAAAGGACCGCGCGGACGCCTTCTCCATCTTCGTCAAGCGGCTTATCAGCGAGATGCCGATGCTGGCCCACCTGAAGCCCCGGCCAGGCCAACGCGATTCCAACATAGCCTTCGACGTGGGACCCTCAGCGGCTCACCAGGCCCCCTCCGTGCGCTCAGTCGGCATCACCGGCCAGCTCACCGGGGGCCGCGCCACGATCATCATTGCGGATGACGTGGAGGTCCCGAAGAACTCCCTCACGCACGCCATGCGGGAGAAACTGGCGGAGGCCGTGAAGGAATTCGACGCGGTCATCACGCCTGAGGGGGAAATCATCTACCTCGGCACCCCGCAGACCGAGATGTCCCTCTACAACGCCCTGCCTGCGCGCGGCTACGACATCCGGGTGTGGCCTGCGCGCTACCCGGCCCCGAAGCTGGTGGAGTGGTACGGCGCACGCCTCGCCCCTGCGCTGATCGAAGCCCTCAAGGCCGACCCCACCTTGGCGGCCCCTGCCATTGGCGGAAGGGGACGCTCTACGGACCCCTCCCGGTTCACTGACAGGGACCTGCTGGAGCGCGAGCTGTCATACGGCCGCTCAGGCTTCGCCATGCAGTTCATGCTGGACACCTCGGGCTCCGATGCTGACCGCTACCCGCTGAAGCTGTCCGACCTCATCATCTTCCCGTGCCACCTTACGATGGCCCCGGTGCGGATTGCGTGGGGCTCAGGACCAGACCAGCTCATCCAGCACCTCCCGAACGTGGGACTCACAGGGGACCGCTTGCACAGGGCGCTCTTCGTCTCCCGGGATGACTTCAAGGACTACCAGGGGGTGGTCATGGCGATTGACCCCTCAGGCCGCGGTAGTGATGAACTGGCCTATGCCATCGTGGCGATGCAGCTCGGGGTCCTCTACGTCCTCGACGTGGCTGGCCTGCGTGGTGGCTACAACGATGACAACCTGGAGTTCCTGGCAAGGCGAGCGAAGATGTACGGAGTGAAGCAGGTCCTCGTGGAGAGCAACTTCGGTGACGGCATGTTCACCAAGCTCCTGACCCCATTCCTCACCCGTATCCACCCCGTGTCCACTGAAGAGGTCCGCCACTCCACCCAAAAGGAGAAGCGCATCGTGGACACCCTGGAGCCCCTGCTGAACCAACACCGGGTCGTCTTCGATGAGGGCCTCGTGCAGCGGGACTTCGAGAACACCAATGGCTACCCCGACGACAAAGCCCAGGTGTACCAGGTCCTCTACCAGCTCACACGCATCACCAAGGAGCGCGGTGCCCTGGCGAAGGATGACCGACTCGACGCCCTCGCTATGGCCTGCGCCTACTGGGTGGAGACGATGGACAAGGATACGCAGGTGGCCCTCGATGAACACCGGGCTGAACTGCTGGACCAAGAGCTGGCTAGGTTCCACGATCAGGTCCTCGGTGGGAGCCCCGCAAGTAGCTCCTGGATGTAACTTCTCAGACCCTCCGAAAGCCTTGATAGGCATGGTGGGTCGAGTCATACCCCGACTATAGTAAAGAGGGAAAAAGAAGACCCCCCCCCCCGGTCCATATAGAGTACCCACTAT